TAAATTCATTAAGTTGTGGCTCACCAAAATATTCTGCCATATCATCAGGTACTTTTGTTTCATAAGCTGTAGGTTCATCTGGTCTACCCAGTTTACCGTACAATTCATTAAAACCTTCCTCATCTTTAGGGATAGGAATACGATTACCCATTTGTTTTTGTTGATGTACTACAGTTTTGGCAAGACTTTCAATATCTTTAAAGTTTGACAAAGTTGGGTCATTTTTTAAGTCGTCAGGTAGGGTTGATTTCCAATCTAGGTTATCGCCCACTCCTTCAGACCCAAGTACCGTAGTATCTTGAGTTACCTGTTCTTCGGTGGTAACGGCCTCTGCGTTATCTGACATATTTATTCTTTCCTCTCTTTGGTCATTGATTTAATGCGTAGAAAAAGGCTACGCTGTCCTTCCTTAAATGCAGTTTCATATGGGTCTTTAGAAAAACTAATTTTATTACCATACGCTGCTTCTAAGTCTTTTAGCACTTCTTCACCCGCAGGTGATGTAAAACACTGTTTATAATTATTTACAAGTTCAGTGTGTTCTTGGTGCAATTCTTCTAATTGACTAATATTGTTTTTTGACATTATGCCTTTGTTCCAATTTTAGGAAACCCTTTTTTCATGTTGTCATAATTTTTTGCAGATATAGTAGATTTAGACTTTGATCTGCTAGTGCCTGATTTTTTTCTTTTATTAATATTATAATATAAACCTTTTTTTGCCATTACATTAATTCCTGTTCTGCTTGTGCAGTAGCTTCAGACATAACATCTTGTACATCTGGGTCTGCAACAGCTTTAGCTGCTTCTGCTTGCATTTTGCCTGTTTGTGCTTGTTGTTGTTGTGCCATTAACATTTGTTGTTCCATAGCTGCTTGTTGTTGCGCTTCACGTTTTTCTGCAACATCATCCCTAGATATAAGAATAGATTTAGGTACACCAAGCAATGTAGCCCTCATTCTTATAGCTTCATCATGGTTTATATTGTCCATAATAGATGGGTCTATTTGTGCAACGTTAGCTGCTAGTTGATATAATTTATCAATAGCTTGTGCTTCTTCCATACGTTGTGAACGTGCCAATGGCCCTACGTATTCAATATCCATCTTGGCTTCTTGTATAGAGTCAGGTGGCGGGAGCAACGCACCTGCTCTAAACATAATACCAAAGACACGTTCAATTAGTGGGTTAAGAAATTCACTTTGGAATCTTCCTAACGTTGGCCCAAGAAGTCTTTGCATAAGTTCATATCTAACTTGAACCTCTGTTGCAGTCATTTGTGGCCCTTCCTGCAACTGTAATTGATCTGAATAGTATGCTTGTCTAATTGCAGTTCTTAACTGCGTTTCTTTCATATCTGTAATTTGCCAGTTACTACCAGTTTGTAATGGTTTAATTGCACCATCATTTCTGATTACTGTAATGCCTGCAGGTGTAGTTCTTACTCTGCCAATGACACCATCATCCTGTACCAAAAGAGGGGGGTCAATTGCTTTTGCCCATGCTTTTAATCCAATCTCTACAGCTTTGTTTAAAGTTTTAATATCAGGTAACGCGTTGTAACTTGGTGATCTTCCGTAAATTTCACCAGTTGCTTTAGCCCATCTAGGTACTAAATATGGAAACTCGTTATATCCACCTGTACGTACTTTCATTTTATCTTCTATACAAACATGACAACTATGTACTGGTAGTTTAGTTGCTGTTTTGCCAGTAGCACGTTCGTAATCTGCAGTAGGTTCTACTGCGTGTATAAATGAGAATTCTTTTTCAGGTTTTTGTTTTGCTGCTTCTAATACTTTTTCACCAAGATTTTCTTCACCAAATTCTTGTAGTGCTTGTCGCGCAGACATTTTATATTTTCTGTAAACTGTATCAATAAATCCATTATTATTTTCTTGCACATAAAATTCATTAATGTGTAATGTCTTAAAATGTATTCCACTTTCGTTAAATCCATCTTTGTGTTCTTCTACAAATAAACATCCAGTACCAATAGATGTTAAATCTAAATACATTTCATGTACTTCAGTATTAAAGTTTGCATCATTAAATGCGTCATACATACGTCTAGCAGTATCTTCTAACCACATTTGCGTATCGTGATCTTCATTAATAATTTTATCGCGTAATTTAATTGAGAACCAAGGAAGTGATGGGGAAGTAAGTGTTCCTTGTAAACTTGCTGACAACAATGTGTTTGCTGTAACTGCTGTACTGTCAAATAAAACTTCAGTACGTTTTGTTCCTTTTGATCTTATAGTAGTAATGTCTGCCTTACGCGGCATAACATAATCAAGAATTTCTTGCCAATGGTCTTCCCATGTGCCTCTATTAGACTCCATGGCAACAATACGTTTTTTTACATAATCAAAAGCTGTTAATTGTTCCATTATGTTAAAGTTCCCCCCAACATTGTTTTCTTAGTTTCGGCTTCTTCGTCAACTCCCATTCCTGAAGTTAAGATAGTTGCGCCTGCTCCTTTTTTCTTAACAGCAAGCATTTTTGCTTTTTCGTCTGCTACAGCCGCTTCTTTTTCTGCAGTTCTATCTGTAACAGATGTATCTACAGGTGGCGGCATTGCAGGTGATTTTTTCATACCCATGTGCATTCCTCCTTTAACATTCCGTAGAGGGCTGCATCAATCCATTCACCATCTACTTTCATAGACTTGCGAACAATACCTTCTTTAACAAACCCTACTCCCGCAAGTAATCTTTCGTTTCTTTTATAGCCATTAACACACATAGCTGTCATTCTACTACATTTACACTGATTAAACGCATAATCAAACATTAATCTTATGTTTTCTTTATTGCACACTTTAGGGTCATCTAACGCTAAATGCACAAAAATGTTGTGACCATCGTAATCTGAAAAAAGTAAACAACCTAATATTTCATCTGTATTTTCTTTTACAAACGCAATATGTCTATCGCTTTCTTCCATTCCACGCAGTAAATGCGCTTTAGGTGCAAGCCAATCGTACGCGCGTTGTTTTATATCTGTATCCGCACGAACCATTACCATTAAGCAGTTCCGTAACTTGTCTTTTTCTTTTTGCCTGCAGAAGATGTGCCACCTAAAACTGTTTTAGATGTGTTTGCTTCTTCTTCTACTCCGCCTGTGCTAGTCATTACAGTGCTATCGCCACCATAACCAGAACCTAAAGATGCTTTTTTACCATCTGCTGTTTTTGCTAATGCAGCTTTTGTTGTTGCAGGTTCAGGTGTTTTTACTGCTGTCTGCGCAGGCGCAGGTGCAGGAGGTGGTGGTGCTTTAGGTTTAATACCTAACGCTTTTGATACTAATCTAACTACTCCGCCCATAGTATGTCCTTCCTTTTTAGTTATGCAAATACATTAAAACTACTGTCTGAATATAATTGCGTTGGTTCATAATTTTTAACCCTAGCTTTTCTGACAGACATAACAGCGTAACGTGTTGCTGAAATGACATCATCATGCTTGAATACGATTTTACCATCCTTACGATGATACATCCGTAATTCTTCTAGTAACTTACTCTGATTATTAAATATTTTCAATCTATTAGTCATAAACCTTGTATACATTTCTTGAACACCTGCTTCTACAGATATTCCGCCCGTACCTTCTTTTTGTCCTGCTTGCGGTGTATTAGTAAAATGTTCACGTGTCATACTTACACCTTCATTACGATATTGTTCTGTTAAACTTTTACCAGAACCTTTATCTGCTTGTCTTCCATCCATAGGCCAAATAACAGGTATCCAATTACCACGCCCTTTTATTGCACTTGCATGTATAGGCACAGCTTCTTGTGACATTGCGTATGTATCATAAATATAAATAATATCTGAATCTCTATCCCATGCAGCCCATGATGCTGCTGTCGGGTGATCCCAACCAAAATCAAGACCACAAATCCTAGGCCAAAACTCAGGTATGTTTATTGGGTCACACACCATATCTGATTCTGCAATTGGAAATACAAGGCCTGAACCTAATTGTGGTATACCTTGCTCACGCATTTTTCTTTCATGTGGTGGTAGCGCAGCTAATATTTGCTGACGCACCTCGGCAGTCATGTGTGGTGCGTCATCCCACCCTGCCTGTATAAGAGCCTGCCCGTCCCGTAAGTCGTTAACAAACTGCGCTACAGTTTCAGTCATACCGTTTTCTGGTGTAAATGTCATGTAAACAATACCACCCTTATCTGCAGTTCTAGTTAATGCTTGCGTATAAATAGATGATGGTGGTTCTTCGTCTAGCCATACTACATCTACAGTTTCACCCATCCATTTTTCTTTACCCATTTCATAGGCTTTAAATGCTAATCGTGACCATCCTCCTGACACATGTTTAATAACAAGACTATTCATTGCATTAGGCACGCCTGCTTTACGTACCGTTTCGCCAATTAATTTTAGCGGTATAGACCCCGTACCCCTAGCACTGGGGTCGTCTGGCTGCCCAACCAGTTCCTTCTGGCATATGTCACGCGTTGTTTCGTTAGACGCTCCACCTGCCCACGCCCTAATGGGTCTAGGAAACTTTTTACCTTGCCACCATTCAGGATACAACCCTGTTAAATGATAAGCCATTTCCATTGCACCAGAAAAAGATTTACCTATACGGTTACCCGCCATAAGTAGTCTTTGTTGTGCTGTAGTATTATGAAATTTTTTTTGATAATCGTACGGTTCGTACCTAGCCATCGTATTTGTGGCTTTTCTGTGTTCTAATTCTTTGGCGATCTCTACTGCCCTTGCTAATGCGGTTGCTGTCATAGTTTATACAAATCATCGCTGTGTACCATTATCCAAAATCCTTTACGGTTTTTTTCACATAATGCAATAACTGGTGTTTTGTTTTCTGTATCAGCTATTTCTTTAGTTTCATCCCATAAGGTTATTGCTGTGTGTTTGGCACGTAGTTTACATTCAATAAATAGGCTTTCATGTATAACATCTGCACGGGTTATTTTACCGTTGCCACCTGATAGTGGTGTACGAACCCCCCCAAAAAATTTGGCTACGTTTCGTTCTCGTTGTTTCCATGCTTTATCGCCCATATTAGCATCATACACACAACATTAACTTAACGCAACTCTCATGTGATAGCTGTTAACTTAGGTTAATATCTAAATATGCCCTACACTGTGCGGATGAAAGCATTTTATATAACAAGCGGAGGCACTTTGGGGGGTGGGGGGTGCGTTTGGGCGGGCGCGCTGTGGTAAATGTGTTTCCCCCTGTGTGTATATGTGACATGCGAAGGCTTTTGCTAGGCGTACCTTTACAAGACCGCAGGGATGTGAGGCCGTA